AACGCATCTACGAGAACTACGCGGGCATGTTCCCCACGTTTGAGAGCTTTTGCCAGGTGATGGACCAGTGCACCGAGAATTTTGAGTGCTTGGTGATCAATAACAATGCGAAATCCAACAAACTGCAGGAGCAAATCTTCTGGTACAAGGCGCAACAGCACGGCCCGTTCAAGCTGGGCTCTAAGGAATTCTGGGAAATCTCCAAAGATCTGCACTCGGATGATGAAGAGGAGAACTATGACCCCAAAAACTCCGGTAAAAAGGGGCCCAAAATCAACGTAAAAAAGAGCAAATGGTGAAAAGCGCTCACGCAATTGCGTGAGCGCTCCTCCAATCAGCGTAGCATGTTAAAAAAAGCGCTTTTGTTGGCGCAAGGACACTTTTATCTCAAACTTAATCGTATCGTAACTCAAATCGGCCTCGGAGCCAACAGCACTGCGTTTATTTCTCTCAACACGTTGGACAAGTCAAACCCGGTTGCATTTGGATTAAATCGTATCAGCTTATTCCCCGCTTCTTTCAGGTAATTCTCTCTGATTTGCTCTTGAAGTGGGTCTCTGTCTTCGTGCCCGTTCTCGTCGCACTCCACCACCAGTTTGTGGTCAACGAAATACAAATCAACGCGATATTTGCCCATGACATGCTGCCGCTTGACATTCAACATATTGCTGTATGCATTTGCAATGAAACCGATGGTTTGATTTTCAATGCACATTCCAAATTTGACAATTTTTACTTCTTTGCTCACGTCAACAATGTATCGGTTTCGCATGTTGAATGAATTTTTGAATATCTCAAATGCTTCTTCCGTGAGCATGAATGTGATTTTGTTATGACCACCGTGTGTTTTGGGGGTGTTCGCTGAATTTGTCTCAATGTAATGCACATTCTCTCTGTAGTTTTTCTTTAAATGATGAACCAGATTATGTTTCTGTCGTGCCAATGACAACAACTCGTCCAGATTTCGGGTGAAGTGCGATGGGTTCATTATTTATATGAAGTGGTGTGCTGTGATTTATTGCGTATCATTTCATATACATGTATCGTGTCATTTCAATTTTTTTATTATTTTTATTTAAATCTTGTTTCACAAATTGTGAAGCAATTTTTATTAAAGCGGTTTTATAAAACACACTTTCAAAATATAAAAACAATTATGCCTAAAACAACTTAAACAGAGTCCGCCTATGCATAGTATAAACCCATCGCCATGGAACCCGCAACACAACAACACCAACAACAACAACCGCAGGAGCTGAACATCGTTGAGCTGATTGAGAAAAACCCCATCACCCGACTGTCGCAAGAATACAATGGCAGACTATTGACCAAAATTCAGCAATCATTCACTGAATTTGAGCAACAGTTGTTTGTGAGTAGCTTTTATTGCTACTTGAACTATGACAAGAATATGGATTTCGTCGTTGATTTGGACAATGTATGGAAATGGTTAGGATTTCAACAAAAGGTGAATGCAATGACCTTGTTGGAAAAACAGTTCAAAATTGACATTGATTACAAAAATCTTACTAAGTCGGATGCCCCAAAAATAAAAATGAACGGCGGCCAAAACAAGCAAACCATCATGCTCACCGTTCGTTGTTTCAAGTCGCTGTGCCTGAAGGCCCAAACAAAAAAGGCATCAGAAATCCACGAGTATTACATGAAGATGGAGGAAGTTTTGCATCAGGTCGTGGATGAAGAGACGGATGAACTCAAACAGCAACTGGAACAGAAAAACGCCGTCATTCAAGAAAAGGAATCCATGCTCCAAGAAAAGGACTCCATGATCCAATCCACGAAGAAGGAGAAGCAGCGCGCCGTGGAGCAGGCCATCATTGGCCAGTTCCCGTTGAACACAGAGTGCATCTACTTTGGCACCATTGACAACACGAACGCCGACAACGAGAAGCTGATCAAATTCGGCCACACGAACGACCTCTCCATTCGCGTAATGGACCACCGCAAGAAATACCAAAATTTCGTGCTGGTCGCCGCCTTCCGGGTTCAAAACAAGGTGGAGATAGAGAACCTGATCAAGACGTATCCGAAGATCAAGCGCAACATCCGCAGCATTGAGGTGGGCGGCAAAAACAAGACCGAAATCATTGCATACGAGAGCACGAATTTCACCATTGAGCGCCTGAAGAAACACATCGCCGACATCATTCATTCGCGCACGTACAGCATTGACAATTTCAACCGACTGATGCAGCGCAACGAGATGCTGGAAGCCGAGAACCCTGAACTGCAAAAAATGGCGGCAAAACAGGAACAGGAACTGAACGAGTTGCGGGAACTCGTGGCCAAACAGAAGCAGGAGCTGGAGGTGGTTGCGGCGGGTCACCAATCCGTCTATCAGAACGTGCTGCTTCCGGAGGACGAGCTGACGCAGAAGTTCAACGAATTCATCAAAGTGGCGTGCATTGTGCGCCCCGACGTGGAGGAGTCGTCGGTGAGCATGGAGGGCCGGTTCCGGCTGTGGTGTCAAACCAAGCCGACGAAGGAAACATTCCACGCGCTGAAGAATTATCTGGACGTGCGGTTCAAGGCCAAGCGCATTCGCGGTGTGCACGGCTACCTTGGCGTGAAACTGAAAACGGTGGAATACAAAAAAATGCCAGCATCGGATATATCTATGAGCCCGAGTGTGGAGACATTTTTGTTTGAACGGTGCCAATTTTCGGACTGCGGCAAGGTTCTAAATTCCGTATTACTGAAAGAGTACCAAAAGTGGAAACAGTCGGTTGGACTGGCATTGACTGAAACAGACATCAAGGATTTGAAGGTGTATTTGAATGCATCGCCGCATGCGCTGAAAGCAACCGTGTGGTCCGAACAGGGAAGCAACGAGGGCTACTATGGCGTGTCGTTGCGCGAGGATTATTATGCGATGACGAACGCAGTCACCAACAACCCAATATGCACGTCAACGACCGGCAAGAAGGTGGAAAAGAGGGAGGCGACCACGCACCACCTGCTGGGAACATGGCCCACGATTGCAAACGCGGCGTTGGCGGAAGGCGTGTGCGCCGCAAGAATGAGCCGATACGTCAAGGCCAAGACGGTCGTTGCCGATTATTACTACTCTCAGGGAACGTAGTTCAGCGCAGTAGCCTTTGGCCCCGAACCCCTCCTCTGTTCCCTGGTCATTGGATCATGGTTTCGGATATTTAATGTGAGTAGAATTGAAATACTAATCCCGCTGGATTAAATTGGTTGGGTTGGTTGTATTATTTCTTGAATTTCTCTCTAATTTGAAATCCAGGAAACCCATAAACATGTTTTAGAAGGAGTCAACCAGCCCGTTGGTGCACCATCCGTTGACATGTTTGGCAAATTCAAGTTGGTAAAACGAGAGAAAATGGATTATTTATTATTTATTGGGTATGCAATAAAAAATTGAATTGTTTTTGATTCTTTCAGAATCGGCATCAGTGACAAGCAACAAGCAACAAGCAACAAACATGACAACCGAAGACGTAGACGAACACACACAACGCTGGAACCTACTATCCGAATTCGTTGAGAAAACCTGCGCCGGCAGAGACGAATCCCATGGATACGACCACATGAAGGCGGTCGCGACAATGAGTAGAGCACTTATCAATCGTGACTTCACTAACCGCCGACAATACCGCCACCTGATTCTGGACGCCACCACCGCCGCATGGCTCCACGACATCGCAGACCACAAGTACGACCACGACGGCAAACTTCAACAAACACTTGACGACTTCGGCTACAAACACATCAGCAACTACGACCAACTCAAGGAAGTCATCAAACACGTGTCTTACAGCTCTGAAAACAAAGCAACCCTTGAAGGTGCACCGCACGACTACGACGCCCTCCTGACGCCATACTACGCCCTCGTCCGCCACATTGTCAGCGACGCAGACAAACTTGAAGCAATCGGCCAGATCGGAATCAAACGCGCACTCGAATACACCAGATATGCCAACCCAATATACACCGAAGAACAAGTCGTCGCGGATGTCTGCAAACACGCGCATGAGAAACTCCTCCGGCTCGCAACCAACTTCATCAGAACGCCCACCGCAGGCGTAATCGCGCGGCAAAGACATGAAGAAATGGCACAATGGATCAGAACACAGGAATGAACGGAACAAACGGAAAAAAAAGAGGCAGGGGAGCCTCGTTTCGTTTTTTTTCCGTTATACCTATACCTGAATGCATTTAGCGGATTTGAGCATGATGACTTTGCCCGGGGTTTCAGTGCGCCGCACCCATTTCATCAATAAGTAATTGACACCCACGTTTTGCAACCCACGAACGCCGGGTGCCGCGCGGTCCTTCACCAGGGTGGCTGCGCGACGAATCACGTCGGTGTCGTAGGTGCCTGCTTTTGCCGTGTTTACAACGACGGCGTGCGCGCTGGGGAAGTCCTTCAAATGGAACCACATGGCGTGCTGGGGTGCGCGTTTAACGAGCGCGTCATTCTCGGCCTGGTTTGCGCCGACTTGGATGGTGTAAGCGCTGTTGAAAATCTCGGAGTACATTGTGCTTTGGTTTGGTTCCAACATATAAATGCGTCTCAATTTAAATCAATTTTTGATACATTGATACATTGCATTGATACATTGCATTGATACATTGCATTGATACATTGCATTGATACATTGATTTAAATATTATGATAATTTATAAAAAATGAACGACCCTGTTTTGCGCACTCAAAATTATTACGCCGCAATAGATCCGGAACATTATTACAAGACAACCAGTGGAACTGCGTTGGACGGAAAAGAAACGCGTGCCAAGAAGCACAAGGACGTTTATCTTTCTGATTTGTTGAATAATAAAGATTGTTTTGTTTCATTTAGCGCATACCGCGACACGGACAATGCAAGCGCTGACGTGAAAATATACAGGGATTTTAAAAGCGGGATAGTTAGGTCTTACAATCCGGAAACCAATTTGCTTGCGATTGAATGCGTTAAGAAACGGCCAAGCCGGATAAGCACGTTGTTTAAACGCACGAATAAAATGAGGTATGTTGAACCGGGATTAATAACAGTTTCTTCCGTTTCACGGTTTTGCTTGTTGCGACGCGTTGGCAGTCAGAGATCAAGAGCCAGTCCCAATGGCGCCAGTCCCAAGGGCGCCAGTCCCAAAGGCGCCACTCCGAGAGCAATGTCCAAAGGCGCCACTCCAAGGTTCAGCTCCAAAGGTGGCAAGAGAGGCAAGAGAGGCAAGAGAGGCAAGAGAGGCACCCAAAAGCGTTGAGTCATTAAGGCGCGAAAAACAGGTCGTCAAACATTTTCTCGTATTTTTGTTGTAGGGCCGCGTTGGTGGGGAGGTAGCGGTCCACGCGCTCGCGATTGATGCGCAGGTATTCGCGGGCGACCGCGTCGTGTTTCATCATGGCGCCGAGGAGCACTTCGGCGCCCTGTTCCAGGTTGTAGCCCTCGTAGTAGTAGCCGAGGTCGGCGCACAGGTGCGCGTTGTGCACGAAGGGGTACCCGAGCCACGCCATTTCCAGGTAAATGTAGTTGAGCGGGTTGCCCCATTGGTGGAACACGGCCACGTCGGCGTGCGTCTTCATGAATTCAAACGTGATGAAGCGCTTTTCAAAAAACACGCGCTTGTCCAGGAAGAGGTCGGTGTATCGCACGGTGTTTTCTATTTTTTTTGCGTTCATGGTGTCGCCGATTTTCTCTCGGAACGCGTTTGTGATGTAGACGCGGTCCATGAGGTGCGGCGCCAGCTGGTAGGCGCGCTCGCACAGCACAAACGACGGCAGGAACCACTTCATGATGCTGATGTTGGGGTCAAAGATGGCCATGGATTTGGCCATGGATTTGGCCATGGATTTGGCCGTGGATTTTGGTTTATTTTTTTCATTTACGTTTTTTGCGTTGATGTAAAGGAAGTCGTTCAGCGTGGTGCCGTTGCCGTCCTTTTGGACAATGGTTTCCATGCCTTCGGGCGACCAGATGAACGGCGCTTCAATGACCTTGGCGCAGCGGGACAGGGTGCGTTTGTAAGTCGCGTTCAGCTCCATCATTTGCGGAATGAGCCACACTTCGTCAAACAGGGACGTGCGCGGGTTGGGTTTGTCCTGCTCAAACGAGCCCGATTCGCCGTGACTGTACAGGATGGCCTCCGAATTGATGAGGTACTCGTTGCCGCACACGTAGGACACGAGTTTCACGCCCGCGTGGCGCAGCTGCTGCAGCGCGATGTGGGAGATTTGCACGCCGAAAGTGACCATCGCGTGAAAGCCGGTGCGGTGCAGCTGGGAAAAGCTGACCACGTTTTCGTAACGGGATCGGTTCCAGCCGTCGGGCGGACTCTTTTTGAATTTTGCGTAGTCGGTGTTGGTGACGACGAGGTAGGGCGTGTACCCGATGTTTTTTAGAACGTCGTAGAAATACAGCGTGTTCTGGTGGATGCCGTTGTTGAACATGTGGGACGGAACCGCGGCGCTGATGCCGATTCGTGTGTCTTTCACACTACGCGGCGACAGAGGCGGCAGAGGAGGCACTATCGGCACAAGTTTGTCAATGAAAAAGTGCTTAAACAGCGGGATAACTGCGGCGTCCTCGTCCTTGTCCTTGTCCTTGTCCTCGTCCTTGTCGTAAATGGTGGCCCAAGCTTCGTTGGGGGGGATGCGTTCGGCAAGCAGGCGCACGGTTTCAATGGCTTCTTTGCATGCGGAATGCATGATGGAACTAACCTTCATTTGCGCAACATCAAAATTGGTTCCATTGCGACAGCACTGGCGAAAATCGTCAACGTAGCCGACGATGTGTTGAATGACCTTTCGCATAACCGGATGCCCCGGCGTGCAGGCCATAAATCCCGTAAAAATGACGGGGGTGAGGCACGATTCAATTGCGATAAGCTGATGCCGGTCGTCGTCTTCTTTTTTATTTTCTTCTACAATTTCGGAGAGAGAGCGGCCCTCGTGTATGATTACGCCGGTGTCCATGTATGTGCCGCCGGTTTTATACAGATGATAATAGACGAACACATCGTGCAGCTGCAATAAGTCGATCAGTTTGATGGTTGTGCTGGTTGTGCTGGTTGTGCTGGTTGTGCTGGTTGTGCTGGTTGTGCTGGTTGTGCTGGTTGTGCCTGTCCGTGCAATTTCATGTGCCTCGCATATGGCGTCGTGCAGCGGCTTGCAATCGGGGTCATCCTCCTGCAGCGCGGCAAAATAAGAAACGATGTCTTCATATGCGTAATGACGGTAGTCCCATCCGGGCGCGCGCGCGCGTATGGCGTGCTCCACGTGGGGCGGCACGCCGTATTCGTGGGTTTGAAACAGCAGTTTAGGAATCATGGCAACGGATTTAAACGCATGCATTCATATCATTGCGTATTTTTAAATTAATATTTCCCCTATTATTTTTATATTTTAAATCCATATTGTAATTACCCTCCTCAAACCCCATGGTGACTAAAACTGCGTTTTCCAGTAATGCGGGCAGCACGACGGGAGCCCTGAGCGTGTTTTCGGGGCAGCTGGACGGGCTGGCGAGATTGGTGCGAAGTGATCCGTTTCGCGAGCTGAACGTGTTCATGAACCAGCTGGGTCTGGGTGACTTCCAACACTTGATTGACAACTTTGATTTGGACACATTCAACCGGCTGGCCGTGCGGTTGTACGCCCTGAAAACCAACACGCACCCGCTCTACGTGCGTCTGCTGAACTACCTGAATTATTGCCTGACCACGCTGCTGGTTGTGGAGGTGAACGTCGGCAAGGAGTTAGGTGTTTTGCGGCAAGAAATTAAAAAGCTGCGAGCCGAAAATTCAATTCTGTACAATGTGCAAATGCTGAAGGAGCATTTAGAGACGCTGACCAAAAAGACGTTTGCCATTTTTAACGAACAGAGGGTGACCACGTCCAAGATCAAGCTGCGTCCGGAATACGACTTGTACATCCGGCGCTACGGGTTTCCGAAAAACGGAGCCTTCAATGCCGAACAGCTGGCCGAAATCATCAACGAATTGAAGCAGAAGTTGCAGCCCGACATGTGCGCGACATGATCCGCCTCCCAACCAACCAACCAAGTCTCTCGTAAATTAAGTTCAATTATAAATGTCGTGTATTTATAATTGCATCACACCCCCCCCCCC